GGTGCGGCTCCGGTCGCAACCGAAAGCGCCCCCGCGCCAGTTTCAACGCCCGCCGACCCGACGCCAAGCATCGAAGACACAATGTCCGCCGTCTGGGAGAAGATGAACCCGGCGCGCGACGACGGCGGCAAGTTTGCAGCAGACACACCGGTAGACGAAGGCGCAGATCCTGCCGCCGACGCAGCCGAAAAGAAGATCGACCAGCCCTCGGATACAGCGTTAGAACCGGCAAAACCGCCGGCCATCGAAGCGCCAAATTCGTGGTCGGCTGAGATGAAAGCCAAGTTCGGCTCTCTTCCACCCGAAGCGCAACAGTACATTGCGGAACGGGAAAGAGAAGCACACACGGCCATCACTCAGAAAGGGGAGCAGATCAAGGCGTTCGAGCCGATCAGGCAGACGCTGGATCAGCATCGCGAGGTCTTCGTCAAGAACGGCGTGTCGGAAGCGGAGGGCGTGCAACGCCTGTTCCAAGCCGACCGTTTCTTGTCGGAAAAGCCGACCGAAGCAATCCAGTGGCTGGCCAATCACTACGGCGTTGATCTGCGGCAGTTCTCGACCGGCAACCCTCAGCAAGACCAATCGCAGCCCAACAGCGAAGTCTTCCAGCTCCGCAGGGAACTCGCCGAGATCAAGAACTCTCTCACGGCCCGCGAGCGCAGCGAACAGCAAGCGCAGACGGCCACCGTTGCCCAGACGATCGATAAATTCGCCAGCGAAAATCCGTATTTCGGCGACGTCGAGGACGAGCTTATGGGTCTGATCCCCGTGATCAAGGCCAAGGAGCCCGGTCTCAACGCCAACGAAGTCCTGAAGAAAGCCTACGACCGAGCGGTCTACGCCAACCCCGACGTGCGTCAGCGCCTGCAGGCTGACCAGCAGAAGGCGGCAGAAGACAAGCGCAAGGCCGAAGAGGCAGAAGCAGTTCGAAAAGCGAAGCAGGCAGGCGGCATCAACCAGAAGAGCGTCCAGGGCACTAGCCCAACCAAGGGCGGTTCGATGGAAGACACGATGTCCCAGGTCTACGACCGTCTTCACGGCGCCGGCTGATCCACTTTCAACAATCAAGGTGATGGAAAATGCCTAGCCCAAACAGCGTGTTCACCGAAATGGTGACGACGACCCTTCGCAACCACCCGTCCGAAGTGACGGACAACGTTTCGAAGAACAACGCCCTCTATTCGCGTCTGAAGAGCCGCGGGAAGATCAAGAAGCTCTCCGGCGGCTATGAAATCGTGCGCCCGCTCGATTATGCCGAAAACAGCACATACCAGCGCTACGCCGGTTATGACACCCTGAACGTCCAGGCATCCGACGTCCTGTCGGCGGCCAAGTTCGACTGGGTGCAGGCTGCTATCCACGTCACGGCATCCGGCCGCGAGCTTCGCATGAACAACGGCAAGGAGCAGATCATCGATCTGGCCTCGGCCCGTACCCGCAATGCGATGCGCACGGCGGCCAACAACATGTCGCTCGATGTCTATTCGGACGGCTCCCTCACAAACCAGATGGGCGGCCTTGCGCATCTCATCCAGAACGCCGGCACAGGCACCGTGGGCGGGATCAACTCGACCACCTATACCTTCTGGAAGAACAAGTTCTATGAGGCGCCGGGCACCAACACCGTGACCAAGTCGAACATCAAGGGGTACATGAACACCCTTTGGCTTTCGCTCGTTCGCGGCACCGACAAGCCGGATCTCATCGTCTCGACGCATGACTTTTTCGGCTTCTACTGGGAAAGCCTTCAGGATCTGCAGCGCTATGCGTCGGCAGACTCCGCGGCGGCCGGCTTCCAGTCGCTGAAATACGTCACCGCCGATGTCATGTTCGATGACAATACGAACTTCGCCACCACCGGCGAGAAAATGTATTTCATCAACACCGACTACCTGGAAATGATCGTCCACCGTGACGCCAACTGGACCACTCTCGACGAGAAGATGTCCATCAACCAGGACGGCGTTGTCATCCCGATCATCTGGCAGGGTCAGCTTACCTGCTCGAACCGTGCCCTTCAGGGCGTCCTGATCGACGCGGCATAAGGATAAAAGACAATGGGTTACCTTCTCGGTGCACGACTGACGCAGGTCTATACCGCCGCCATGATGACCGGCTCCGAAGCCGGCACAGCCCCTGGCGTCGGCGACCGCTACGAAGACCACGACGGCAAAGTCTACAAGTTCGTCCAGTATGATACTGGCGCGGGCCCGGTTGCCGCCGTAGCTGGAAACTTCTGCTACTACTATGCGCCAGGCGGCGTCTCTGCCGGCGCAACGACAGTCGTCACGTCCGACCTTTCGGATTCTGCCGGCGTCGGAGCAGGTGTTCTCCAGTCGGCCCCAACCGATGGCGATTATTGCTGGATCCAGACCTTGGGTTCGGCAACGCTCACCACGGCGCTGACGGCCGGCGCTGACGGCAATGCACTCACGCCGGTTGGTTCCACGGACGGCACTCTTGATGTGTCGGCGCTGGTCACTGACCACATCTGCGCCATCGCGATTGATGCCTCGGCAAAGATCGTCATGGTGACTTGCCCGTAACGCGATCGGGGCGGCTTAGCGGTCGCCCCTTTCCTTTTCAGGAGAGCGAAATGGCAAAGAAGACATTCAAAAAGCGGGCTGACAGAGTGGATGGCGAGCTTGCGCGCGTCGTTCCGAAGCTGATCAGCCGCGGCGAAATGCTGAAGGCCGCAGAAGCGGTCAAGGAAGCATCCCCATCCGAAGCACAGTTCGACGCGCTCATGGCCGACAACCCCGGTCTGCGCGACGTTTATCTCTCCCTGCAGTCCTGACGGCAACGCCAACCCGGCGCCCACAATCGGAGAATGACAATGGACGAATTCATGCCGCGTGCCGAGCACGAGCCGGCCCACATCTTCCCGCTCAAGTTCTGGACGGACTACGAAGGCACCGATGGCGATGAACTCGCCGCCATCGAATGGGTGCAGTGGACCAAGAAGGGCACCACGAATTCGACGATCACCGAAGACAAGGTGAAGCGGGTCATGAAAGACCCGGCGAAATGGGATGTTCTGCAGCCCTATTACGACGCATGGAAGCGGCAGGAGAAGGCACCGGTCAACGGCTTCCCGATCGATGCATGGCCAGGCGTGACGCCTGAGCAGTCCCGCGTTCTCAAGGAGCGCCACGTCCTCAGCGTCGAAGACCTCGCCAATTCCTCACAGGCTGATCTCGGCAAGCTGGGGCTGCCTGGAATTCTCGGCCTGCAGGGGAAAGCCAAGGCATTTCTCGAAGCCCGCCAGAACACGGCGCCGGTCGCCGCCGAAGTCGCATCCCTCCGCGATGAGAACAAGTCGATCCGGGAAGATCTTGAGGCGGCTATGCAGCTGATCAAGGAATTGACCGAGAAAGACACCTCACGCCGCAAGGCGCAGAAGGAAGACGCATGACCATTCTCACGATCTGCTCAGACGCAGTTGATCGCATTGCCATCTCGCTGAGCGGGTCGACGTTGTTTGCGAACACCGCCGATACCGCCAGGCAGATGCGTGCGCTTGCCAACCAGGAAGGCAAGGAACTGATGCGGCGCGGATCGTGGGAGAAACTCACGAAGGAAAAGACTTTCACGTCAGTCGCGCTGGAGACGCAGGCCGGAGCCATCCCCTCGGACTACGATCACATGCTCAATGAGACGTTCTACAACAGGACGCGCAAGCGCCAAGTCCTCGGGCCTCTGAGTCCGACCGACTGGCAGGCGCAGAAATCGATCCTGGCGACAGTTCTCTATGACAGCTACCGCATCCGCGGCGGCGATGTCCTTATGATCCCGGTTCCTCCGGCCGGCGACGAGTACGCCTTCGAATATATCTCGAAGAATTTCGTCCTCGACGCAAGCGATGTCGAGAAGGCGGCTTTCACCGTAGACACGGACACGGCGATCCTCGACGAGGAGCTGATCACTCTCGGCGTCATCTGGCGCTTTCTCAAGGCCAAGGGCTTCGACTATGCCGAGGCATTCCGGACCTATGAGCTGCAGGTGTCGCAGGCGCTTGCCCGAGACGGTTCGAAGCGCACCCTGAATTTCACCCAGCAGACCAACTACGGCCGTCCGCGCTATCCAGGCGTTCAGGACGGTAACTGGAACCTCTGATGCTGCAGCCGATCTCCTCCGGCTCCCAGCGCAGGCGAGTGGCCAAGGGCGCATCGATGCCTGCCCCGACAGAGGGATGGGATACGACGTCGCCACTGGCCGAGATGTCGCCGAAGCGGGCTATCCAGCTCGACAACTGGTTCCCGCAGGCCGAATATATCGAACTCCGCAAGGGCTTTACCCGCCACCGCCCGACCGGTGTCACCGATCCCGTCGAGACGATCGTGGTCTATAGCGGGGCGTCTGGCTC